TTAAAATTCTCATCATACTCTTGAGTCCTTTAGCTCGAAGACCCATATCCATTGCAGATTTACCTTTCTCTACATCATCTACCTCTTTTTGACTAGCCAAGTTTCCGAGTGAATCAATAGATATAATAAAGTTACCTTCCTGCTTCGCTTCAATAACACTATCTAGAAATGTGGATATTTGATTCCGGCAAGCTTCTACAGTATGCACCGGAACATATTTTACATTATCTGCATCCAACCCGACACCTTTAGTACTACACTCATCAATTGCGGCTTCAGTGTCAAAAATAACCGGGTACATCCCTTTTCTTTGAGCTTCGGCTAATATTTTATTAATAATAAACGTCTTCCCGGTTTGAGACGGACCAGAGAAACCGGTAATCCGGCCCTTAGGTACACCGCCGTATAAACTTCCGGAGATGATCGAATTTAACACCATACAGCCAGTGTCTATATATTCACTAACAGTTGATAGTGCGCTGGCCGATAAGATTGTCGCGTCAGGGTTTAATTTATCTAAATTTTTAAAAACTGCAGTTAGATCTTTACTCATACATATATTATAATATATACGCTACATATAGCAAGGTCTTGTAATAAAAAAGCCCTCAACATTTCTGAAGAGGGCTTTCACAATCATCTCAGCTAACAATAATCATGGGGCTTTCCCATCTTCATCAAAAATCTTAACTACCTCACCCTCCTCTGTTCCGGTGGCAGTGTCAGTGTCCTTCATCTTCTGAATCAGTTCTTCACGCTCTTCATCTGAGATTTCGAACACTTGCTCGTACTGCTGAGTGACCCGCTCGTCTAACTTTACATTGTACGAGTACGTAATGTTATTGAGGCCAAATTCCCATACGGTTTCTGACTGACTATCTTCTAATAGAAACTCCTTAAACATATATGGGATAAGCTGGACAGAGACCTGCCCATCTTCTTGCATTTGAATATTGACGATGGCCGGGTTCTTGACCTGAATGGTCTTCGCTGTCTTCGAGATGGTACCGGTCGTTCGACCAATTACAATTCGTCCGACGTTGTCGACGAATGGGGTCAATTCTGTTAACTTTTTACTACTCATACAATATATTATACTATGTTTGATGTGAATGCAACTGCTAAAAGCTCAATAACTCAAATAAATCAGTCTGCTTCTGCTTGGATGGCTTGCTTAATCGCCAACCGACAGCGACATAAAAGCGGTCAATTATCGAGTATACAATTTTCTCAAACATCATCTCCTTGTTAGGTAAAAAATCTTTTTTGAGTTCTTCAGGTAGATACTGCTTATAACCTAAGGAACTAATACCGAGCTTATTAGGACTGACATAGTAATACCGGACCTTGTCTCCATTTGTTATCAATTCAAATTGACTGCTTATACCTAGCTTCTCTACCAATAGATTATAATAGTAAGCGGCTTTTACATGTATAGGTGTACCTTTACCTACATTATAACCGTTACAGTTTTTCGCGTACTTATCGTATTCCCTGATACCCATTACAAAAGCGATATCTTCAATAGGTAACTGCTTAAACACTTTATATGTCTCCATAAACCGGTCGTTAGTTGTTGCTAAGGACTTGGTATCTAACATAGTCTCAATTATATCCTTTACATGAGGCTTGATTGCTTTCGGCATAGTACTCCGGACGACTTCCACACCTGTATATTTGAATTTATTACACTTAAAGCCTTCGTCATCTAAAACTCTCAAAACATATCTCTTCTTCTGTAAAAATATTCCTACGTCACTCATACACTCTCGCTTAAAAACAAACCGGCAGTCGTTACTATTGAGTTCGGATATACCCCACTTTAAAATCTTCCGATTCAGATGAGCCTCCATTAGCTCAGCTTGTTTATAAGCTTCCGGAGACACTATACCATCTTCCGAGAACTTAACATTTTTTGAGTCTATTAATCGCTGTATACTAATATATGAACTGTCAGTATCGTTATATATTATTGGATCAGATCCTTCAGTGTCAGTATTATTATCTACATACTCTCGTAGAATTTTATTAGACTGCTTGATTACTGCTTGACCGGTCAGTGTAATACTGCTAGCGATGTCATCGTCACCAAATGGAGCCATCTTATTACCGAAATACCCGTAAATAGAATTAATTAAAATCTTAATAGTAAATTGTTTAATGTCTAATTGATCAATATGCTTTTTTATCTTCTCATACTCTTTTGTAGACTTTTTAAGTTTTTCCGCCTTCCGTTTGCTCTTCTCTAACTGAGCTCTGGTTGATACCCGGACAGCGTACAGGTCATCTACAATCTGCGGAATGATTCCTTTCGTTCCTTGAGTAAACAGGACATTCGCTTTAGTTATTGCGATTTGCTGACTATCAACAAAATCTTTAAACTTCTTAGTAGTTAATTTATACATCTTACCACTAACGTGCCGGACATGGATTTCATTTGTATCTTGATGTACTATATTACCGACTTTAGTTTCTGGGGAGAGGTTTAAGGATATCATAACATTAGGGTACAGACTATTAGCATCGAAAGATAATATACTCTCCTGAAATCCGCCCTGTGGTTCTCCTACATATGCGCCCGGGTTTTTACCGCCACCTAAATCCTCTTTAATAAAAGTAGGCATGATTTTGCCCTGTTTGCGGGCCTGTATGACTGCGGCACCGGTTACAACGCCTAGAGTTCCCATCGCACCTTCGAACGTTGTTAGCCCGGTGTACGCTAACATTCTTAGCAGTTCTAAGTATCGAAGCTTATCATCCATCTTAACTAAGAGATTAACATCCTGAACATTATACTCAACAAATGTCTGCCAATCGTTATCCGCTAGCTCTGACAGGTTAGAACTACCATAGTCTACCTTTTTATCACCGAGCTCAGCTTCAGCGATTGAGTCTAATTTATAAGACTCCTTAACACCGGGTGAAAATTTCTGATATACATCCAAGTAGTCGAGGGACGATATACCGGAAATATACCATCTTGTTTGTTCATTTCCGAACTTCCCTCTCATTTGTCGAGAGTATACGTTACCGACTGGCGATAGGCGATGATGTTCATTATCACCTAAGATCTTCGCGATCCGCATAATAATATATGGTATATCGAAGAACTGACTATTCCAACCGGATAGAACATCAGGCGGGTAAGTCTCAATGAATTCGACGAACTTACAGAGCAATTCATATTCGGTTTGGCAGTAGTGATACGATACGTTGTCTACAGACTTCTTTAACTCAGTGGTTCCCCATGTGATAAACCGTTTAACACTAGTATCATATATCGTTATAACATTGATAGCATCACGAGCTAGGTCTGGGTGAGGAAATTCACCGGGAGAGTAAGTCTCAATATCAATAAAATAAGTCATGACGGGAAACTTGTTAAAGTCATCGTCAGTACATATCGTGTGATATGTGTCAGATAGAAATTGTTGGTCGCATGAGAGGTTCTCAAACACTCGCTTAGTTCCGCAACGAGAGATAAACTTCCGGCGCTCATGTTGATTCCGGAAGGATTTCTTTTTTAGCGGAGTCTTAAACAAGGAAGTCGCCGAAGCATTGCCCGGGGTCTTAGTTTCTAGATATAAATACGGATTATAACTACAATCCAGAACTACTCTACCACCTAGGTTGTCCCAGGTAAACAGCTTGTATAGCTCCTTCCGGGAGTCATAATATACATTACGATACATTATCGTATTATACTATACCGAGCGGTGCTATGCAACAATATTATTAATAGAGTTGAGGATAGGTCTTGCTGGAGAACCGGGCTTGGTTGTGTATAGCTCTCTATAGCAATTAATATTATCCTCTAACCACATGCCTTCTGCATATGATCTTGCTTGGTCACTAGTGGCCATAAACGATGATGAACCGGAAAGGACTTGCTTTATCTGATCTATCATCTCATCCCCGGTATTAAACCGGTGCGGGGCTTCTTCGTAGGTGCACATATCTTGACACACGATAGGTATACCGAATGCACAGGCTTCAATATACTTTAAATTGCTCTTCGCTCTATTGAAGTTGTTATCCATTAATGGCGCTACCATACAGTTAATATCTAAATCGTATATTTGTTGTGGATAATCTAAAAGTGGTTTCCACTGATGAAATTCGATCTTCCCGGATTGCATTAGATCTTTAAGTAGCATTGGATGACCACCTAAGAACACCCACTGGTACTTATCGACTGTCTTTCGAATAGCCTGATTTACATGAGCAAAGTCATCTTGTTGCCCAGCTTTATTACTAACGTCAAAATGAGCACCGGAACCGGCATATAATATTCGAGGCTTCGCGACGTTCTGCCGGAAATTATTTTCAATTTTCTTCCTATTATAATGATTACCGATCCAGAACTTCGGCATGTAGTTAGGTAAGACTGTTATATTTTTATGATTAATCTTACTACTATAATAATCCTTCATGAACTGACATGTAACTGTCATCTCATCTGTCATCTCCATCATCTCAATGATCGCTTGACGAACCTCCGGTTTATCAAACGCGAACTTAAACTTGTTGTACTCTGGGATGTCCTCGAATAAGCAAATATCATCAATTTCATACAGTAGCTGAAAATTTTCTTTATCTGCTAAGGTACGGAGATGTTTTATGAACTCTAATTGTTGCGCTGTTGCTTGGCGTTGTATCCGGACTGCCTTAACACCAGAATAATACCTCTCATCTAACACCATGCATGACGAACCATGCACGATACATTTCTGGTAAGCGTTTAGTATATTCTCTGGCCATATCATTCGCCAGTGACCGCAACCGCTGTAATCTGCATAATAATTCAAAGCCCGGGGGAGATTCGCCTCCGGCGGTAACGCTGAAGGTGCTGGTTTAGGCTTACTCGTTTGATTAACACGTCCAAAGACCGGTGCTTGGCCTAAGACAGTTCCTTGTATCATTGTATGACCGTACATATAATATAATTTAGTTTATTCTTGGGTTATAGCAACTCGAGTTGTTATGCCTTTTTGCTTTTGTAGTAAGATAATCTCTCCGGATGCATCTCCTCCGAGAGAAGTATTAACTAAGGTGCCGGCTTCTTTTCGATGACTTATGATGTAGATCATCTCACCGAACTTAGTTACCCGCTCCTTAAGAATGTCTACAACAATCTCGATGCCGCGTTCATCTAAACTACTATCTAACAACTCATCATACATACTGAAGTCGAAGACTATATCTCCCTGCAGACGACGGAGATCCATAAATGCAAAAAGGCAGGCGAGATCAATGTTTTTTCTCTCCGCTCCGGAGAAGTTGAAATACGAGCACAGCTTTCCTTTCTCGTCAAATATCTGCTCCTCAAAGTATTCATTGAACACACAGATGCAATTTGAGTCCATCCTCTTAAGATAGTAGCCTAATTTATTATTAAGGACTTGCAGAATCTTCTTAACAATATATGATTTTACTCCCTCCTCTGAAACTATAAACTTAATAATATCTAACTGGTTTAACTCCACCTTTACACTATCAATATTTTGCTGTATCTCTGACAGTCTGTCTATAGCTGCTGTTGTCGATTTCTTCAGCTCCTTACCAATATTATCCTCTGCAGATAGTTGAGCTCCTAGTTGCTCCGACCACTGAAATATCCGGTCCCTTTCACCTACTATACTACCCTTTCGGAAAGAGGCTTCAGAAGCTTGTTGTTTTTCGCGACCTAAGTCTTTAATTTTATTCTCTAACATCGACTTGAGTTTTTTCAACTCACCGTCACTGAAGTTATTTATAACGAGGGATGTCTCTGCAATCTTGTCATTAATCTTATTTTGCTCATCAATTATATGTTGCCGGTCATTTGTTGATATACTTCTCAAGCACATGGGGCACTCGTCATTATCACCGGAGAGCTTCTCTGCTGTAGATTGTAAGAACTTTAACTCGGTTTTGTGTTGAGCTAGCTCTACTGTCTTCTCATTTATCTTTCGATCACACTTAGTTAATTTTGACTCATAATCAGCTATATCATGTTCTAACATAGGTAATGTAGAGCCTTCAAAACCGGAGAGGCTTTCAGTCAATCTAGAGACTTCTCTAGTATTTTCCTGAAGCTGTGTTTTCACCTTCTGTTGATTTGCTTTTATATTTCCCTTATGTTGTACTATCTGCTTTTCATAAGTCTCTATAGTTTTTGATACTTCTTCATATCGCATACACTCAATATCAAACTCTTTAGTTACTATATTATATTCGTTACGGACCTGTGTTAACATATCACTGAAAACTTCAAGATTTAATATACCCTCAACGAACTTTCGCTTCTCTATTTTCTTCTTAGCCATGAACGGCGTCGTGTTGTTGACCGTCATTATTACACAGTTCTGGAAAACTTCAGATGAGCAGTTGATTAACGACACCATATAAGACGTAGTATTGCTAATACTGTCTCGGGTTATATCTACATCATTCTCATACAAGAAACACTTTGATGGTGATAGCCTTCTAACAAGCTTATACCTCGTTACTAGACTACCGTCTGTTATAGTAAACAATAGAACCACTTCACAATCTCGCTGGGTTATATTGTTAACAATATGCTCCTTTTTAAGCTCTCGGATAGTGCTACCGAACAGCGAGAAGTGGATCGCGTCTGCGATGGTAGACTTACCTACCCCGTTTCGACGATCCTGCTTATCTTTATTAGTGCCGGTGACAACGTTCAAACCTCTCCGGAAGTTGACGATGACCGGTTCTTCGCCTACCGATAAAAAATTACGAATAGACAGCTGCTGAAATGTTACTAGTTTCATTTACAGTTACGATATATACTGGTGGTACGTTCTATTATACCGGCCTTATCATCAATTTCCAGTAAATTAATGAACTCCTCGATAGCGGTAATCATATCAACTCCGGATAAATCAGCGCCGGTCAAGTCGTTTGAAGTCAGATTATTAAACGTATTATCATAATCAACTGTTAACATTAATGCTCCTAAACTGAGTAGGATTTTTAGCAGTACGTCAACTTCATCTGGAGAAATGTTTTTATCAAAAACGAAGCGAACTACGTTCTTCTTAAATATCTTTTTTACATCATCTGTTATATCCCCATACGCGACGAGTTCTGATAACTTAACTTTCTTATGCTGAGGTGAGATGTTATTAGGGTAGAATGTATAGTCACGCGTGACCATGTCTAATAAATAATAACCTTTGGCAGACTCGCGATCTCCGAAATCCATCTGATACGGGTTACCTAAATATAACACCTTACCGGTGTCGTACTGTCGTTCGTCTCTTAAGTGGAAGTGACCGGAGATTATGAGCGGAGACTTTTCTAGTAAAGACTTTGCTGACATTCCATCATCACACACTTTCCATGCGTTCATTCTAAAGGATGAAATTTCAAAATGACCGAAGATAATATCACTAGTTGGTATGTCTGTAATAGGCGTCGCCCATGGTATGAATGAGTATTTAGAGCCCCACTGCTCCACTGTGTATACTTCATCCACTACCTGGATATTTTTATGACCCTTAAATAGAGATAGCGAATTTACGTCGGCTCGCTCCTTATAATAAGCATCATGATTACCTACCAGTATTAGTATATTAAATTCCTTCCAAAGATCTAAAACATTAGACGCGACGTGAATAGTGTTGACTGATATTTCATCTCTATAATGGAAGAAGTCGCCAGGTATTATAATATCCTCAATACCCTTTGCTTTTAATTCATCACGCAACCATCTAGCCCAATTTATAACAATATCATGCCACATAGCACTATTTTGATGGACGCCGATATGTATGTCGCTGACGCAACACACGCGTTGTTTACGGAACTGCATACTCTACTCTATGTCGTCGCTATTCGTAGTCGACGCTCTGCCGGCGGCTCTTGCTCCAATATCAGTCCCCATTAACTCATCATATACAGCCTCTTGATAATCACTAATCATGTCCCTATGTTTCTTCTCCTTCTTGATTCTATTGATAAAAGCATGGAAGGCGATGGTAGTGAAGTAAGAAAAGGGGTTGCTTCCGGTTGATGGGTCGTATTTTTTATTCATCAAAGCGGATAACATTTTCACAATGGCATCACCTACCATATCTTCTTTATAAGAATAGTTTATAAAGTTCGGCGCGAAGGATAAACCATCTGCGATTTTCTTTACATATATAGCTAGCGAACCCGGAATTGGGACGTCGCCGGAATCGTAGAATTCTTGAATAGCTGCTTTAAATTCGTTACCATTAACGTAATATCTATCCTTGTCCTTCTTGGTTGCTTTTTTTCTAAGTGGTTTTTTCTTCAATTGTTTGATACTCATAACTAAAATTCTCCTGTTCATATAACAGCACACGTTTATTCATATGCAGTTTTCCATAATATAGCTGATCAGCGATATCTATGATAGTCAATATAGTCTTGGATTTATGGGTTCTTAAACCTCTACCGATTGACTGTACAATTTTGACTTTCGCTTTTCCTCCGCTACAAAACATAATATAATGTAAGTTTTTAATATTTACACCTGTAGAAAATATTTTTGATATCGCTATACATATAATATCACTTCTTTCCTCCATTAAAGCGCGGATGCGTTCGCGTTCTTCAATCTCAACCTCTCCTCGAATAAAATACACCTGCTTGTCGGTTAATACTGTGCTAAGTTTATTGTATAGCAACTGACCATGGTTAATGTGATCTACTAATAATAAGGTATTGTTGGCTGTATTAGAGCATATCTTGGATATAATATTATTTCGAAATACAGATTCGTGAATTTTTTCTAATTCTTTTCTATATCTAGCGGTTGGGTCGAAGTTATTATGATCGAAAGCCGGTTGATCATTCCTAGATGTATAGGTTAATCTTAATATTATAACCCGAGCTTTGGCAATATACTTCTCTTGACGTAAAGCAAAACTACTCTTTTCATATAAAATCGGACCGACCGTACCTATTATGTTCCATTGATCTTCTAGCTCCTCTGGCATAGTACCGGTGAAGCCGTACCTATTTTTTGTTGGTATTTTGGATAAAATTTTATTAATTTTATTTCCGGATCGGAGCTTATGTACCTCATCGACGATCAACAGATCAACATGATCGAGGAAGGATAAGTCGCTCTTCTTACTCTGTAAGATTCCCATGTTACATATAATAACATTACACTTAAGATTCAATCCATGGTTACCGGTCCATTTACAGTGAGAGAACCCGACTCCATATTCAGTAAAATCACCATTCGTTTGATTTACTAGTCCTATATCCGGGACGACCAACAAACAGGTAAAATTCTTTTTATCAGATGAGTTATAAACTGATTGTATTAGGCTTGCGATCGTTAGAGTCTTACCGCCGGCTGTTGCCAATACAACAACTCCTCTACCAACCTTATTACATGTAGATACAATCGTTCGCTGGTAATCTCTAAGCGGTAGTTTCAGATCTGGTACCTCCATATTAACAGACTTATAAGGGAATATATACTCCCTAAACGCTGGAGTCTTTATAATTTTGATATCTGGGTATTGATCTTTTAAGAATTTTTTAAACTCAAAATACATACCTACATTAAACCGACCAGCTGGAGTTATAACATACTTCCGGAAAGGCGCGAAGCCGCCGCGGAAGCGTCCAAATTTAGCGGCCTTGTTTTCTACCGAGAACCGCTCTCTTAATCTAGGAACTTCTTCTCCGGAGACCAACCCTCGACCTTTCTTATCTATATCAAAAGTTACCATCATCTTAGAAGGTTTCAAGCTTCATCACCTCTACCAAGTTCTTAATATCAAAAGTGAAGCTACTAAAAATCCTCTCACTCTTCTCTAAAAATTCAACCACTAACTTATGTTCACTAATCTCTGTATTGAGGTCCATAATAGAGTCTTGCTTCTCAATCAACTTATCTAAAGCTACATCAGACATGTTATACATTGTAGACTCTTTCATCTTTTCGCCGGCTTCTCTCTTCATAGCCTCCTTCTTTCTATATAAACCACCAATAATAGCCTTGTGGCGCATGAGACGCCCGACCCACTTATGTTTTAAGGCCGGGAGCTTCATCTGAACTTCTTTAACTGAGAGCTCATCGACCTGGACGTCCTTCTCCATCTCATCGATATACTCCAATAACCGGTCTTTCTTAGGTGTCATTCTATATATTATAACGTTAAAAGTTGCATATTCCACATAAATATATTTGTGGCATTATTTAAAAAGGTATTCTATAATATGTTAGTGGAAGATATTACTAGCAGCATGTTGAATAGTAACCCTGAAGGCTCCGGTTACGGCGGTCCGGGCAACGACGACATGCGCTTACCTTTTGCTTACGGCCCGAGCGATACTACTAGGAAATCAAAAAAGAAGGGCAAGAAGGGTAAGAAGGCGAAGAAGAAAAAGATCAAGATAATGCCGTTCACAAGATTCGGTGGAGGGTCAGGAATGACTGGACCGAGTGGGCGCAGTAGTACTAGTTTCGGATAATGAGCATGCAAAAGAATAAAGGTAATGCGTTTGAGCGTGTTACAGCAGACCATCTAACGAAGGTCTTTAATTTAAAGTTTTTCCGGACACCAGGTTCCGGAGCATATGTAGGTGGAAAGAACTTCCACCGATCGGCGGAGCTTACCAACTCGCAGCAGCTATTACTTGAGGGTGACATTGTTGTTCCAGAAGAGTTGGCTTATTTAAAGTTTGAGTGTAAGACGTTGAAGAGATTCTCCTTTAGCTCACTATTAGAACATAATGCGATTTTTGAGAGCTGGGTTGAGCAAGCCAAGAGCGAGGAGAAGCTGTGGTTCTTGATATTTAAAATTAATAACAGAGGAACATTTATAGTATATGAAAAGGATTTATATGACAATTTTGATCACCCTGGTGATAATTACGTCGCTTATAACAGCGATAGTCTTGAACACGGTGTTGTTCTTGAGCGGATGGACGGGTGGTTTGAAGCGAACAAGGAGACTCTTTTAAAGATTAGTAAAAATTTTAATGATGAGTCTCCCAGTGCAAACACTCAAGGTAGATAAGTATCAAATAATATTAATCAACTGCTGCGACATCATGCGGCAGGAAGAGATTAGTATAATAAACGACCTGAATGCGATTGATGCGATAGAACCTATTAGACTTGGTAATAAGGACACAAAGCGGATTTTCTATTATCATATACTTAAAGGTCTTTGTAAGTATATTGATGGTGCACCTGACCATGGGTCACATGTATTTTACTATAGCTCATGTGATTTAAAGTTTCTAGAGCTTACAGATTATGTTGATGTAACTAGGTTAAAACAGTTCTTAGGTACGTTGACACGACATGTAGCTAACTTGCTGCCAATTAAGTTCTACACTAGCTCTGAGTGTTTTAACCATATAGCAGAGACTAAGTCAGGAGAGAGTATAGAGACTATAGAGAATATCCGGAGGGTTATAAAGCAACGAGGTAGTAAGATAGATTCTCTATCAAAGGTCCGGTCGTTTTTAAGAGATAACGAGTTTAAGCAATTAAACGAAAAGTACTTCAGTCGATATAAACAAATGATGTTTTTTAATAAGTAATTAGATGACTAAGAAATTTTCTACCTATATACAGATTCTAAAGGAGGAGGGTGTTGATCATTTAAATCATTCTGTCAAGAATGAGTTTTCATATATGTTGAAGGAGTTTGCAGCTTGGAAGGACTTATCTCCGGAAGAAAAAAGACAGAGATTGAAGAGCCAGGGGAAGGCCGGTAGTGAGCAGGAGCTTCAACAAGCTGAAGCGCCGGCGACATATACACCTCAGCAACGGACAGCGGCTATGGCACGAGGAGAAGAAGACCCGGGGGCGTTAGTAAAGCCGGCTTCGGCTCAACCAACTCAACCATCCGGTACACCGGCCCCGGCTCTACCACCTCAACCAACAGCACCGGTAGCAGCAGTGCCGGTGGCAGCCGGTGATCCAGCAGGTACACCGGTCGCGGATCTACCCGCGCAGGACCCAGCGGTTGCACAGGCACAGGACCCAGCGGTTGCACAGGCACAGGACCCAGCAACAGCGCAAGTGTCGGCGACTCCTCAGGTAGGGAAGACTCAAGGTATGTTAGGTAAAGCATGGAATCACTTAGGTGGTAATTCGAAAGATGCCGGTTACTTTTTTCCAAATCCGGCAGAGGAACTACAGACTAGGGTTAATACATCACAACCAAACGAAGTCAAAGCGGAGAATCTAATGGCACTAGCGACTGCTCTAGGTATAAAACCAGGAGATGCGATAAATAACGCTCTACCTGCACTAGGTTCTACAGCACAAGGCATAGTGCCGGTTGGTAAACCGAGGAGTCTTCAGAAGAACCCGGCCACCGGCGGTTCATTAAGAAAAGGTCCCGGTAATGCCGGTGACATGTTGCAGCAAAATGCATCAGTTGATGCTTCGGGAGATTTTATCTCTGAAGGTAAGTTTGGTAATATGATGCAGGGTGGGTGGAACAAGATGGCCGGTTCGAAATTAGGCAAGGGAGTTAAGAATGCAGTTCAGAATCCGGGGGAAGCTATTAAAAAGGTTGGTAGTGGTATAGGATCCTTAAATAAGGTAATCAAAAATGTACATAATGCCACCGGTGGGTCCCATGGTACTGGTGGGACGAATATATCAGGTCTCATGAGTGGTGAGTATAAGGGAAAAACTTCAGAATTGACTACAGTTGTTAACCTGATGGCTAAGGTACTCAATGCAAAGACTCCTAACGAGAGGACAACCGCTATAAATAACTTAAATTCGAATCTAGATTTTCAAGAATTTACTAAAAATAAAACACCTCAAGAAAAGCAGGCGTTTCTACAACAAATAACTTCACTAGCACAACTTCAATAATGATTAAAACTGATAAATTTACAAACTTAATAACTGATCAACTAGGTCTCATAAACGAAGAGGAGCCGGTGGCGATGGCCGGGGACCCAGGAGGTGAGTTGCCTCCTGAACAAGCTCCTCCACCTGTACCGGATGTAGACCCGGTGGTTGATCAAGATGCTAGAAGTTTAAGTGACTTGGCTATTGCAGCTAGGCTTGCTCTTCAGCTAAAGACTATCACACCAGAAGATAGAGAGTTGTTACTACAAGTTCCGGATCAAGATAATGCAGAGCTACTGAGAGAGCTATTAAACAGTATTGCCGGTTGGTACGATACACCTAAGGGATAAGTCACATGTTTACGTTTAAGCAATTTTGGACCGGGGTGCTGATACAAGAGGCGAAAAATACTCAGTCTGACTCAGCTGTTCATCTCGCTCATCTTGAAGACTTAGCAATTGAAGATGGTAAGGTTGGATTTAATAACTTTATAGAGCAGGTCACATCTCTAAAGAACTACATCTACGGTTTAGAGTCTAATACTATAATCAATCTTAAGGTAGATGGTGCACCGGCTTTGTTCTTCGGAGCGGATAATAGAGAAGAACACAACGGTGCATTCTTTGTAGCTAACAAATACACGTACCGGTCTGGAGAGCTTGCTCATTCAGTTGAGGAACTAGAGGAACAATTTGCAGATAAGCCAGGTTTAAAGGATAAGCTGATACAAGCATTCACTCACTTATACCCAGCTTATACAGCCTCGGGATCTGATAGAGTATATCATGGCGATATATTGTTTACAGAGGATAGTAAGGCGGTGGAGAATATTGATGGTACACAACATATAGTTTTCCGGACTCAAATGCTAGCTTATGCGGTCCCAGTCGACGAGACTAGTCCTCTGTATCAGCGAGTTAATGCTGCGGCGTTTGGTATAGCGGTGCATGATAGTTGGGCTCCGGTGCTTGGCAGTGATTCGAAGCACCCGGCATCACTAGGTACATCGAAGTCAGTTAAAAATATCGACGACCTAGAACGAGCAGGTATTGATAAAAATGTATTCATCGCTCAGAGCTACTATGATCAGCGGACCTTAGGTTTATCTTTTCCGGCCGGATCGGAGGCGGAGTTAAACATTCATCTATCCAAAGCGCAATACTATATCAACGAGATTGATGATAAGTTTGATCAAGAGTATACTAATAGAGTCGATGGAGATGATAGGACGATGGTTCCACAGAAGGATTTCTATTCTATTGTTAAGCGATTCTTAAACAACGAAGTCAGGACGGCTAGTGAGGGAAAGAATAACGTATATGTGATGTCGCTTCGAGAAGGAGAGTTTAATCCGGAGGTTTTTAGAAAAAGATTTTACTTGTTCCTCAAAAATATTCATGATAAGTCTCTAGGTAAGGCTGCTGGGTTGAAGACTGATAAGGGTAAGAAGTCCGCGGTGTTGAGAGCGAAGGCTGTTCTCTCTCAATATGAATCCACTTTAGATGATAGTAACTTCCATCTCTTAATTCAAGCTACTCATCACATGATACAGATTAAGGGTATATTAACTGATGTGTTTGCGGAGGTAGAGAAACAAATCGCGGAGGATGGTGGGAAGATAGGAAAAGCGTTTATGGAAGAGCCGGGTGGTGATGGTTATATTGCCACCTCCGGTGAGGGGTTTGTCTTATTCGTAGGTGATAACCATGTTAAGATGGTTGAGCGCATAAAGAAAAACCCGCTCGATATCGGCGGGTTTTCTCAGCTGAACCTTAGCGGTGCAGGACAATTTCAAAAGTGATTGACTAGTCAGTCCCTTCAGTCGTATTCTTCTCTTCCTGGATCTCCTTACGACGAGCTTTTGTAAGTTTACCAATCTCGTTTAGTGCCTTTCGGGCTCTAGTGCCGGCTACTTTAATTTGCTTTTCAGCGAATTTTGCGTTCTCAGCAATATATTGTTCGAACTGCTCTCGTATTTGATCATGTGTATTCATACGAATACTTATACTACATGAGATGACTTTCAATTAAAATCTCACCTAAAACCTCTAATTTACCGGTTAGTTCCTGGAATTTCATGGGTTGTCTTATATTTTTTCTTAGAGATGACAGGGTTTTGTTGTACTCTCTCTTAAGGCTCTTCAGATCTTTTCCGGCGTTTACCATCTTTTCGATTCGATCATATACCGGTAATTTCGCGTTGAAGTGCTTAGCTGTTAATCTAGCCGGGCCGGATTTCCGGTCAGAGGCGGTGGCTATCTTCTGAGCGCCCTCTCTTCTTTTCCTTATGAACGTTAATAGATCTCTATCAGGTTGATGTGTCTGTTCATATTCTCCAGCTTTCTCTACCATATAATCTAAGTCATTAGGTAGCACACTACTGGTGGCCTCAGCTAAACCAAGGAGTTGATCAAATTTGTAGGTTTTCATACGAGATTAACATAAGTATTTATAAAGTTATGATAACATTCCTAGAGTACTATAAGTTAATAGCTGAAGCGCCAACCACATATCAAGATCGTAGAAGTGGAGAAAGCAATTCAGCGACGATTCAAAACCCACCACCGGCGCCGGTGCCACCAGGACCGAGCGATCCGACTGCGCAGCGATGGGGGCAGTCGTTGAGTAATAATCGTGAATTGCAGGCCGGGAGACAGGACCCAGAGGCGACGGTTGCGGCGAGTCAGCCCCAGCAACCGGTAGGCTCTCCACAAGCTCCGGTAGATCTCAACACAGCTGGTGATTTATATGCTAGAGAATTACAGGATCTTATGAGCTCTGGGATTTCAGGTCCGGAGTTAGCTGCAGCTTGGCAAGAGTTGTATGGTAGAATAAATGCTGATGTCACGAGTACAGCGAATTCGAATCGGGAGATCAACAATGCTACTAGAGAAGAACCGATGGGAGCGCATGGTGTTCCGGACGTCGATAGACAGCGATCACTTAGCGGTGCGAGGACAAGGGCTATTAACTACGGTCAACAGCAAGGTATTGTTGATAGTAGACAGGTGCGGAAGCTGAAAGACGGTAATCTGATACTAGTAGACTAATTAGTTGCAGAAATGTGAGATTGTTCGTATTATAATAATATGAAAATCTTCAACATCAACATCAGCTTACAACAACTAACTTCATGGGCTTCTGAGGATCACGGTCTCGTCCCACACCGGAAGGATACAGTAGAGTCTTACCTGCAACTTATGGAAGAATTTGCTCCACTTGATGTGTTCAAGAGAGCAAAGCGGTTGATCAAGGATGAGGGAGTAACTGTAGATGATCTATCGTTTA